GGGATGGCCCTCTTCTCGTTGTATGACCATTTCTTCGGCGACTACTACCTGACGGCTCCGTTCTACTGGGGAGCCGCTACGGATACAGGGGCGACGGTCACCAACGAGACGCATTGGGTCAAACTTCGGACGGGCACCACATACGGGAACTACTCGTCGATTTGGACCGACTTGACAATCATTCAAGGAGACCCCGACCCGCAGACTCTTCGGTGGAGGATGAAGGTTGTCAGTGAATCAGGTGACGCGGACCTCTGGGGTGGCTACACCGGCTGTCACGACCCCGACAATCTCACGTCCAGCCACATTTGGGTCCAGGTCGGGACGAATACGAACACGGTCAAATTTGTAACTAGGTCGGGCGGCACAGCGACGACAACGGACAACATCGCAGATGACCCTCATGACTTCCACGAGTACGCTATAGTGATCACGGCCTCCGATGTGAAGCTCTACATTGACGGGACGCTGCGAGCAACGCACACGACGAACATCCCGTCTGTGGAGCTAACGCCTGGGTTCAGTTGTGAGACCTTGGACACTGGGAACCGCAAGTACATCAACCTTGACTACGTGGCGCTCCTGCTGGAACTCGCAGAGTATGAACCCTACCACTGATATTCGGAGTAGACGATGGCGATGACTCTAGCGGAAGTTGAGGCTTTGCTCCTCGTCGTGCAGAGGCGGCAGAGGATCATGAACAGGAGGGTTCACACCCTGATAGCTCTCCTTTGTCGAACGCCCCAGCATTTCCTTCCGCAGCCCATCTACCGCTTTCTGATGGCTGAGACCGCTAGATTTCTCACTCGACGAGGTCTTCCCGCAGATACCTTTGATACTTGGGTTCACGCCGACGACTGGTTGGACCTCGACCCGTTTGATGATGAGGTGGACCCATGACTGAGAACGACCTGGACCTAACGGGGCAAGTTCTCGAATCTAGTGTGTCCTTGGGGATTCAGATCAATTTTTATAGGAAGACCGGGGAAGCTCCCATCGTTAGTGCTTATGTGGATGGGCGACATATTGTCACTTTCCAGGTAGGGGTCTCGACGCCTCTACCCGTGGACGCTGGAACTTCCATAGAAACTGAGCACAGTCGTCGGGAACAGGTGGTGAAGCAGATTTGTGACTTCCCATTGGTGAAGGATGCGATGAGGTCTGTTTTAGTGAAAAAGCTGAAAGAGTCTAAGAGAGTGGACCCGTGACGATCAATGCTTCAGTAGGTGAATTGGTTCAGATCCAGTTCCCTGTCTTTGACGTGGACGGCATCACTCCGGTGACGGGGCTCGTCGATGGGGACTTCGGCAAGATGCTTCTCGTCGGGAACGTGGTTGCGGGGCCGACGATGACCATTTCTGAGGTCGCGGCTACAGGGCGCTACGTCATGGAATTCACCCCGAATGCTGATGGTCTTTGGTACGCCGAGGTGGAAACACCGATTGAGGACATCTTCGCCGATCAGGTCGAGGTTGGTCCATTGCCCGACGACGTCATTGCTTCCATTGTCGAGGGTGTGTGGTCTGAGGTCTTGGCTGGCACCTACGCGGTGAGCTCAGCAGGGTGGCGTCTAGCTCGAGCGGACGACAACGCACAGGCTCTCAGCGATGCTCTCATCATGGGTGTGTTCACGGCTACGGGTGGAACGTCGGCAGACCTCGAGACCGATGCGAGCAAGGTCACTGGGTTCTACGACGGCTTGACTGTGGTGGTGCGCAACGCGGCGGGGAACGTCTCGAGGCACATCGTCACCTACGAGCAAACCGATGGTGTGTTCAATTTCGGTGATGACGAGTTGCCGTTCACGCCCGCTGTTGGCGATGAGGTCATCGTGCTTGGGGTACTCGGGAAGGTCGCGTGTGAGAATCCCGACATGCTCGAGCGCTTGGTTGAAATCTGGCAACGTCTCGGGCTCGACCCCGACAACCCGCTTTGCATCAAGAAGACCACGCACACGTCGAACGGCTGGGAACTCACTCATTCCACGGTCGGTGATAAGATCATCGTCCAGAGGAGTGATACCTAGTTGGAAAATCTGCTCCCTCCCATCCCTGAGCATCTTGCGACGCTGGGCATGTTCGACGGCCCGCTCGGGATGGCGACCCTTGGTTTCATCATTGGCCCCGATATCGTTCCTCGATTCCCTGCTGAGGGGATGCTCGAGGCTGAGAAGCTCTTCGGGTTCGTCGATGAGGAGGCGCTGTATGCCTTGGTCGAGGGTGTGGGCGTCAGCATGGCGGCTGTCGAGGAACAAGACCTCGCTGGTATCTTCGCGCAGCAGACGTTGACGGGTGCCGTCGATGCGTCGCAAGGTGGACTCGAGGCGATGGTGGACGGAAACAGGGCAAGCGCTGAAGTGGTCGAGGATGACGAGATGTTCGGGGCTCTGGTGACAGAGGCCGACTTCGTTGCCGAGCTCGCGGAGTGCGATCTCGAGGGCATCATCGACGACGACGAGCTCACCGCTTCAATCGAGGAAGCTCCAGGTGAGGGGAGATGTAGGGAATGACGTCACCAGGGCAACTGATGAACCGTGTGTCTCTCTGCCAGGGGCAAACCAAGGTGCTCAAAGTCACCATCAAGAATCAGGATGGACAACCAGCGAACTTGAGCTCTGCGATGCTCTTCTTCACCGTGCGGCAGAAGCCGACGACTGACATTCTCATTTGCTTGATGTCTCCCGACGAGGGCATCGGGGTCACCGACGCTGCAAATGGGCTGGCGACGATCACGATCTCGAGCGTCGACAGTGATATCGACGCGGGGCGTTACAGGTACGACCTTTGGGTCCAGTACGCCGGCGACCCTCCCTTGCGGCACCCTGTCGTGAAGAACGCCGAGTTCTGTGTCGAGGAGTCGGTCATCGCTTTCTGTGGAACCTGATATCGAGCTTTCTCTCCTCATTTAGACGTTGACAGACGGTTATTGTCGGTCTATGGTTGTCTCATGTCGGGAAACACCATAGCTACTGAGGCACACCGCGCTGAGACCTTCGCCAAGGACGTCGCCGACGCCATGTTGGTGCTTCGTGGTTATCAGAACAAGACCCCCCCTCGTGACGTGGTCAACGATGTCTTCGCTGAAATCGCGAAGGCTGACCGCTCTTACACGAGTTGCTTCGCTGGGGGCGTCTCACCCACGGTCACTGCAAAACTCATCCAAGACCGAATTTGGGGTTTTTGAGATGGACACTGTTTTCACGGTCACTGTCGAGTTCTTCACCTACTTTTTGGTGCGGCGGTCTGTCGCTACCAAGGGAGCGGTCACCGTGTGGCGATGGGCCATCGTGGCGAAGGATCGCCGCGACGGGACGGTCTACGTGTATCGCCCCGACCATTGGCGGGACACTGAGGGCGAGGAGAACCCCTTTCGCCCCTTCAATGAGTTCTCATTCGTCACGGCGAACCTGATCGATCCAAAGGCAAGTGGGTGGAAGGTCCATGTTTCAGAGGCGAAGGATGATGGTGTTCCGTGCGCTATGTGCGGTGACCCTTGTGACCCTGAGCATTGCTACGACGGTGATCATCGCCCTATCTGTGAGCGGTGCAATGACGACCTCTTCGATCACTCGTTCGCGAGCCAGCCTCCCATCTCTGATCGGTGGCTATCAGAGGCGAAGAGATGAGTAGGGCGATGAAAATGTCGTGGGCTGAGATCAGGAGCTACCGTATTGAGAGCGGTTGTCTTGACTGTAAGATGATTCACACGTCGAAACACATCGCTCGCAAGCAACTCCACTGCGACTGTGGCGACGTCATCGCCATTGGTGAGCGCTACTACGCTGAGGTGTTCCGACTTGATGGGGAGCTTCAGCATTCCAAGATGGGGCTCGACCACGTTCACTCATGGGATCGTGAGGTCATGGCGCAAGCGGTCGAACAGGGTCTCATCGGCGAGGAGGAACTCTGATGATGGATTTTTACAACTCGCTGGGAGGCCGACGCTTCATCGACGGCACGATCCCAAAGTTCATTGCTGCGGTGGAGCGTGTCGCGAAGGCGGCAGAGCGTATCGCCGACGCATTGGACAAGCAAAACGCTGACGAGTTGGGGTGTCATTGTCACCCCGAGGTCGATGTCTGCGTTCGAAGCGAAGTGGAAAAGGGGTTGAGATGTCAGTGAGTAGGGATAAGGGGTCCATTGCGGACTTCGCCGTGACCGTGGATGTGGGTGATGAGGTGGGCGTCTACGAACAACTTGATCGGATGATCTACAAGGACATCGTCAAGCGCATTACACCAACAGGGCGCATCGTGCTTGAGATGGGGAGCGTTTTCAAGAGCGATGGGATGCGTTACGGAGGCGGCGTGTACTGGAACCGTCATATCTGGAAGGTTCAGGAGGATTCACACCGCGTCGTCGACTGACCTTACCCCTCTGTGTAGAATGAGCCCATGTCTTATGGTCTTGCCAGCCGAACCCTAAGCGCACCAATCGGAGTCAACCAACAGCATCGCTTTGGGCAGACTCGCGCCTACGTGCCCCTTTCACAGTTCTTCTTACAACAGGGCGGGAAGTCGCCGGAGGGGAACGAGAAGGGGGTGCTTACCGGCAAACAGGCAAAGGGTGAAAAGAAGCCGAAGACCAAGAAGACCAAGAAGACCAAGAAGCCGAAGGCTGACACTGAGGCCATGGTCGAGGTGGAGGATGAGAAGGGCAATCGGTTTGCCCTTTTGTTCGACGAGACCAAGAAACACCCTGAGTTTGGCGGGTGGAAGCTCCTTGGCATCAACGATGAGGTCGAGACCTGTGAAAACTGCGGCAAGCGTGGCTTGAAGCGAACGATGGTGCTCGAGCCCGTTGACGGCGATGGCGGCATCATCTACGTCGGTACGACCTGTGGTGAGATCCTGACGGGGCGCCAAGGCTCTTGGCTCATGAAGCGAGCTACGCAGGTGCAGCAAGAGAAAGAGAAGGTGACGGCCTCGTCGGGTCGGAGCGAACTCATCGGCAAACTCGTAGGTTCAAAGTTTTGGAAGCTCCACCGGAATATGTGGGGGCGTTACTTTCACGGCACAGTCAAGGGTGGTCATCCTCTCGATGGTCGCGACAAGCGGAGCCTTCGTAGAATGATGGCGAACCTACTTCGAGACACGGGGTTGAGCTCAGACGTCATCAAGGCTCACTTCAAGGGTGGTCTCGATTCGACGACTCAGCATCATGTCGACGACTGGTACGCCATCGCTCTCGGGAAGACTGAGATGACGGGCACCGTCTTCAAGAGCGGTGCGGCTGGTCCTTCAGCGGGGATGACCGGCTCTGGAAACATTCCAGCGGTGGCAGTGCCCATCGGTGCTGGCGACGGCGGGTGGGATGCCATCGACGCCCCTGGTCGGAAGCGCAAGCGCAAGCGCAAGAAGGGGGATGACGAGCTCTCGAAAGGCATATCTTACCTACTACGACCCGCGTGGTAGGATGACCAGGAGATAGAGCGACCCCGTGAGGGGGGCGCAAGGAGAAGGAGAAACACCATGGCCGACAAACAGGCCCAACCAACACCAGACGGCGGAACCACAAAAGGCGAGCCATCGAACCATCTTCAGCGGCTTCTGGCGGCGCAGGCCAAGGGAAGCACCGTTCTCGACACGGGTCAAAGCGACCAGTTCGACTTTGCGACAGAGGCGCAGCCTGAGAAGGGGACCTATCTCCTCGTGGGTGGCTACGTCGATGCCAACGGGAAACTCCACAACGACGTCGACCTTCGGGCGATGAGTGGTGAGGAGGAGGACCTACTCGGCAACGATAAGGTTCCCTTCATGCTGATCATGAATTCCATCATGGGGCGCTGTGTCACGAGGTTTGGAACCCTCACCGACGAGGCGTCGATTCGTCGAGCTATCAACGACATGCCCTCGGGTGCTCGCACCGACTTGATGATCTACCTTCGAGTGACCTCGCACTGGAAGGCGGTGAAGGACGAGTACGAGATGGAACTCAGGTGCCCCGCTCGAGACACCTGTGGTCAGGAGTCGAGTCACAAGGTCAACCTACTCTCGCTCGCTCGGTTCCAACCAGTCGATCCAGCCAAGCAGGAGTACACAACTGAGCTCGCCGACGCGAACGTCAAGGCGACGTGGCGCGTGCTCACTGGGGACTACGACCTCGCCCTCGACGCTCTCTCTGACTCGACAGAGCATCGCAAGGACGCTCTTTCGTGGGCGATTCTCGTGCGGCTCCTCTACTTCGGAGACCAGCGGATTGATCTTGGCCTCACGGATCTGCTCTCGAGGGACCGTCGCAAGCCGAAGCTCTCGAAAAAGGCGCGGCAGTGGCTCAAGATCGTCAAGGCGATGAGCGTTCATGACCGCGACACACTCCGGGCTGATTTCCTCGATGCAGAACCAGGGGTCGATACCGACCTCACATTCACCTGTCCCCATTGTGGGCTGGACTTCGAGGGGAGGTTGAGGGTGGGACAACCGGCTTTTTTCTTCCCGCAGGCGACACGCAAGCGCTTGAATCGGAGGCGCTCTTCTTGATGGAGACGCTGAACCAGGGCTATCAAGATGTGATGTCGATGCCCATTGGTCGGCGTAAACGCTTCTGTCAGGAGAAGGAGCACCTCGAGCGTGTGCGAAAGCAGAGGAGGCAGTCGAGGTCGAAACTTCGATAGCCGGATGGAGGAGCGATGGCAGGGGTCAGCGGCGCAGGGATGGGGCGTCTCATGGGTTTCGGGTTTCTCTTCGGAGCCCGTGACGATGGGGCGACTCGTACTGCTCGCGAGGTTCGTGAGAACGTAGAAGGTCTCAACACGGCGGCTGAGAACTCGGGTGGTCGCGCTGCCAATGGCCTTCGTCGTCTCAACGCTGTCATCGGAGCGCTTCAACTCGGGCGACTCACTCAGATCGGGGGTGCCCTCCAAGACATTGCCCAGCGGGCGGGGGCGATGAGTGATGTCGCCTCGAGCGAGCTCGAGTCGTGGGGGGCACAAGCGGGTCTTTCGTTCAGGCAAGCCTCGGCCGGCGCTGGGGAGTTCCGTGATGAACTCGAGGCGATGCGAGGCCCGATCATGGGCACCGCTTGAGCACTCGATATGGACGTTCAGAGCCTAACCCGGCTCAACAGAGGTGTTCTGACAGCGGGTGTCTCTCTCGACGAGCTCGGTCTTTCTCAGCGTCAGGTCGCTGGGGCACTGCAATCAGGCATGATTGACGCTGAGGGGTTTGGGCAGTCGCTCCGTGAGATGCGGCAAAACCTCGGGATGTCGGGCGAAGATATCGGCTCTTTGCTCGACGAGTTCACAGCCCTCGGTGAGAGCGTAGGCGAGGGTGAGGCGTTTGTGCGTGGGGTGCCGACGCTTCTCGAGGGCATCCGTGAAGGCGTCGCTGAGTTCCCGGCTCTTCGGAACAACTCAAGACAGCTTCTCACTTCATTGGGGCGTCTCGCGCGTGGGATGCAACAGGTCAGTGGTTCGACGCCAGAGGAAGCTCTCGGAGCTACAAACCAAGTTTTCCAGACGCTCTTGGGCTCGAGGCGCAACCTCCGTGACCTCTTCTCGGGCATGGGGAGCGACTTTGACGACCTCGCAACGCAACTCGGCATCGGTGGTGCTGGTGTCGGCGGTGCGCTCGAGATGATCCTTTCTGATCCAGCGACCTTCGCGGTGCGTGCCGCAGAGCTCTTCGAACAGTCTGGAGGCGCTGGCACTGTGATGGGTGACCGTCTCACGTCGGTGCTTTCACGCATGGGGCCTTCCTTCGTTCGTCTCGTCGATGGTTCAGAGGAGTCGACTGCGGCGCTTGCGGTGATGCGTCAGGAGATGGGTGACACTGAGGGGGCTTTCGGGCGGATGGCGCAGAGCGCTTCTGGGTCGACGCGAACCTTCTCTGGGAACATGGAGCGGCTCCGAGACAACTTCAACGAGCACCTCAATCAGATGCCACGTCTCGCGAGTGGGCGTCGGTTTGACACAGAGGTGTTGCGGCAACAGGCGCGGGCTTATCGAACTCTTGGGCGTCGCGTGGACGCTGCGACGGCGAGGACTGACGGGTTTGGGGTAGCGGCTCGATTGCTGAGGGGAACCAGGCGGGGCGGTCTCGTAGGACTCTCAGTCGTGATTCAGGATGAACTCGGGCAACGCTTCCCAGAGCTTCGTAGACAGATCGGAGAGACGCTCCCTGTTTTGGGTGAGTTTGGTGGCGCAGCATTCGAGGGTGCGCAGCAGATTGCTCCGTTGCTCGTAGGGATGAGGGCGCTCAAAATTGAGATACCGGGTCTTGGTGGAGCGATGCGTCTCCTCTTCAACCCGATCACGCTCATCGCCGGCGGGCTCTACCTTCTCATCCGCTACTGGGATCGTATCGAGCCAATGCTTGAAGTTGGCGCGAGAGCTTTCCGTGATTGGTCACGCTCAGCACTCGAGAGCGTGAGGGAGATCGACTGGCAGAGTCTCGGTAGGGACATTGTTGACGGCGTTCTCATGGCCTTCGGCACCGTCGCGGATATGGAAGGCTCGAACGAGACCTCGAGAGCTTTCGCAGAAGGTCTCCGCAACGTCTTCTTGGCGGCCGGCACGATGGTCCGTGGCATGGCTTCTGGTATCTGGGATCGTGTTGTTGAGTGGATCATGGAACCCGAGGGCGGGTGGGGTCGATTTAGGCGAGGCGGCGCGGTGGCTGGTGTTGCTCTTGCGGCTGTGATGTTCACGCCGATGCGTGGGCCGCTCGTTGCAGGTGCGGGGCGCATGTTCATGTGGCTCGGTGGTCGCATGGTTGCGATGATGGCTGCTCGAGGCGTGCTCGGGTCGGCGATCCTACGAGGAGGAGGAGCGGCGGGTCGAGGTGTCGGTAGTCTTCTCGGTCGCATGATCGGTATCCCCACGGGGCAAGCCATTGCCTCGAGCGTGCAGGCGTCGATCAGTGGTACGGCGACGGGGGCGGCGACCAGGGGTGCAGGTGGTCTCTTCGGGCGCATTGGATCTTCGCTCGCTGGCGTCTTCGGTCGAGGCGGGGCTCGTGCCGTATCTGGGATGGCGTTGCGTACTGCGGTCAGGGGTATCCCTGTCGTCGGGGCTATCCTTGGAGTGCTCTTCGACCTTCCGCAGATCCTTCAGTCATTCAGGACAGACGGTATCACCGGCGGTATCACTCAGCTTCTCGATTCAGTCATCAACGGGGTGCTCCTCGGCTTGCCTCGTCTTCTCGAGCGCTTCACTGGCTTCGACATCATCGACACGCTCTTCGAATACATGGGCTTCAACCGAATGATGGCGGCGTGGAGCTCTGGCAGTTGGAGCACTATTCTCACCGAAGGTCTGTGGAACCTGTTTTCTGCGGTGTTTGGGAACATCCCGAACATCATTCGAGCAGCGGTCGAGGACATCACAGGCACCGACGTTCTCGGAGACATGCTCGGCAACATCGGCGAGATGATCACTGAGGGGTGGGACGTCGCTGTCGCTGTCGCCGATGTTCTTTGGGACACCTTTCGTGAGCTCGCTTCAATCCTCGCTGACGTGTTGCAGCCATTGTGGGAAGCAATGAGTCTTGCGTTCCGTGAGCTTCAGGCGGTGGGTGCTGATGTGTGGGGCGAGCTCAGAGACGTCATGCGTGATGTCTTCACTGAGGTTCAGGCGGCGTTCACCGACGTCATTGGTCTCATCCAAGAAACGGTATTCCCGATCATCGAGGATCTCGGAGAGCTCTTCATGGGGGTGTGGACCGACTACATCCAGCCGGCATTTTCGGAGGCGGGACGCTTCATCTATCGCGTGCTCATCCAACAGGTGCTCCCTGCTGGACGTCGCCTGTTCCGTGGCCTCGGACGTCTCGTGATGTGGTGGTGGGAGAACGTGACGAGCCCGGTGCTCGAGACTCTCGGTAGAACCTTCCTCCGCGTGATGAATTTCATGCGCGAAACTGGGTTCCGTGTCATCGGGGCCATTGCGCGGTTCATGGTCGAGCAGTTCTTCGATGCCATGGCGGCTATCGCTTCGATTCGGGCGAATTGGGAGGGCATGGTCAACACCATGCAAGCCACGAGCAACGCGGTGCAGGTCATTATCAGGAATTCCTTGGTGTCGCCGCTGCTCGAGGCAGAGGACGCCATCATGACGATTTCTGAGCGCATCGAGGAGGTCTTCGCGGGGCTGCGTCTCGTCGTAGTCAACCTCGTGCGATCCCTCGTTACTCAACTTCGTGATGCTGTGGTGTCGATGGGTCCAGTCGGTGCTCTCCTCGCGGGGCCGCTCAACGATGCGGTGACGCAGATGGATGCTGCCTTCAACAGAGAACAGGCGGTGATCGCTGAACTCCACAGAACAAACCGTATCGACTCCAATGCGCGTAGAGACGCTCGCAATGAGCGTGCGCGTGAGAGCCGAGAGGCGCTGTTGGCGGCTGTCAATGCTCGGTCGGCGCATGTCGTTGGGGTTGCTGATGCGGAAGCCGGGGTCAGGAGGGCTGAGGCTGACTTCCTTAGTGGAATGTCAGGAGTCGGTGAGCGTGTAGCTATCTCACTCGAGACAGCATCGTCGCGACTTCAAGATATCTTCTCGCCAGAGGGCAGAGCTCGACTACGGGCGGCGAGAGGCGAGCGAGCGGCTGCGGCTGAGGCTGGTAGGCAAGAGGCATTCGAGTCGGTGTTGGAGTCGGTGTCGTCTTCGAGGAACCTCTCGAGGCGAGAGCGGAGAGTGCTTGCGGGTGCTCTCACTACAGCGGCAGAGCAGGGGCGCTCCATCGACGCTGCGGACATGACACGAAGGCTCCAAGCGATTCGGGGGAGAGGAGCAGTGCGGACTGAGGCGATCAGCGGTGTCATGCGAGGTTTGGGCGTCGAACCCGAGGAGGCTGCGGCACCAGCCGCAAGTGAGGGACCGGCGCGTCGTCGGGGCCGTACTCGAGCGGCTCACGCGAATCGTCAGCAAGTACGAGAGCAGCAAGAGCAGACTGAGATGCAAGCCCTTGCGGGCGAGCTCGTGATTGCCAGCTTCGGCGAGCAGGCTATGAGGCAACTTGCACAGGTCTTCACCATCGAGGTGCAGGGGGCTGGCTTGATTCAGCCGTTGCCCCTGGACGGGCAGGGGCAATAGGGATGGCAGAAGCCAATATCAATGTTCGAAGCACCTCGTGGTTGCAGTTCTCTCGTCTTCTGAACATCGACGGTGTGACGTGTTGGGAGATGCCAGAGTTCCCTGATATCCAACCCGCTGACGACGATGTCATCTACACTGTTGCGCGAACCGACCGTATTGACGTGCTCGCGGAGCGCTACCTCGGGTCGCCTGAGCTTTGGTGGATGATTGCCGTGCTCAACGACTTCGATATCTTGCCGAACGACCTCTATTCCAATCAGACGATTCGCATCATGACGCGGAACAGGTCTTCGGATATCAGGAGGCAGGCAGCGCTTCGACGGGAAGGCAGGTAGGAGTGCCTGTCATCGATCCATCGGGCTTCCATATCTCAGCCCAACTCGTGACCTCTCGAGGCGTGTTCCCCTTGCGGGTGGGCGGGGCTCAACAAGGAGGTCAGAGCTTCTTCACTGGTGAGAGTGGGCAAGACATGCTCGACCTCCCTGTCGTCGAGCGTGCGAATATCGAGCTCAACTTCGGTATGGGCGGGAATATCTCTGTGGACGTCTACGCGCCTTTCGAGATCTCGAAGGCGATCCTGAATTCAGAGCTCTTCAGAATCGGAAATCTTCTTCAGGTGCAGATCGGCTATCCCGCTTCGGGGGCATTCTTGCCATGGTTCTCGGGGATGACGACGCCGCCGTCGTTTCGCATCGACCCGTCACAGGGTCTCACGGCGACGATCACAGCGGTGAATGGGGCGTTCACAGCGGTGCGCAACTCGAACCCTGCGGTGTGGGAGGGAAGCTCCTACGCTGACATCGTCACTGATATCGCGTCTCGGCCTTACAACAACTGGCGCGTCGAGCTCCCAGAGCAGACGAGAACGGGGTCTGTGCCCAACCGAAACGACCCGCTCTATCGAGAGCGCGGTAGCATTTCGCAGTCGAATCGGGCGGATTGGCCTTTCCTCTACCACCTTTGTCGCACTGCATCGTGCGAATTGGTGCTGCTCTACACCAACGACCAAGAGTCGAGGCCGACGCTTCAGGTGCGCCGACGGAGCGACATGCTTAGTGGTGAGCCGGTCTACACGTTCGTCATGTGGGGACAGGTCGACTTCATCAACCGCTTCCCCCTGTTCAACTTCGAGACATCTGGTGAAGGCGTGTGGATGCCGCGAGGCAACGCTCCCGTGCGATACGGTGATTGGAACCCTGACACCCAAGAGGAGATCGCTGGTGTCGTCACCCAGGAGGACCGCACACTTGCCCGTATAGACCGACTTCTCGAGGAGACGCTTGGTAGTGGCGTCACCGATGAGGCACTGGGCACGGAGATAACGCTCTCTGCTCTCGCCGACGTGGGGATCTTCCTTCCAGCCAGGGGCGCGGAGAGCGGCTACGATGCGGCTGAGGGTGCGGCACAGGAGGCCGACGAGGACTCTGGTCGAGGTGGCATCAACGCGAGTTTCTCATCCATCGGACTTCCATTCGTCTATCCAGGTGACCTCGTTCGCATCTTGGGCGTGGGGGATTTCTTCGACGGGAACTATCTTGTGGAGGGCATCACGCACGAGGCGAGTGCTGGTGAGTGGACCATGAACTTCAAGTGCCTGACGAATGCACCAGGCGGGAGAGGGGCTATCGCTCAGCGTCTCGTGCAGACATGGTCCAACCCGAACAGGCAAGAAGCACCTGAGCACGACGAGCCAAGTAGTGGCGTGGCTACCGACCGAGTACCAGAGGGCACCGAGTAATGGCTGTTTTGAACCTGAGACAGCCCCGAAGGCCCATTGGTTCACCCGCGTATTCCTCGGGTTACAGGCGGTTCATCGACCGTCTTGCGCTCCATGGTCTCGAATATTTCTCGCTCTACTACGGCATCTATCGAGGCAAGGTTGTCGGCAACGATGATCCAGACGTCCAGGGCGACCCCGACCCCCAAGGGCGTCTTCGGGTGCAGGTGCGGTCTGTTGGTGACACGGAGGGGGTCTCGCGACTTGCCTATCCCATTTTCAGCTTCGCCGGCGCGGGCTATGGCTTCAAAAATCTGCCCCCTGTCGACTCATTCGTCTACGTGTTCTTCGAGAACGGGCGACTTGATGCACCTCTGTGGTTTGGTGGGTGGTATGCCCAAGACCAAATGCCAGAAGACCTCGCCGCGGCCGAGAGCTTTGGATGGATCACCCCTGGTGGTCACAAGGTGGTGCTCGATGAGCAAGACGGCGAGGAGTACATCAAGGTCGAGCATCAAAACGGGGCGATCATCAACATCGACAAGGACGGCAACATCTTCATCACCAACGTCGACCAGAAAAAGGTCTACGTGGGCAATGGTGCCGATGCTGAAGCTCCGAACGATGAGCCCGCAGCCCTTGGCCGAACGCTGAAGGGTCTTCTCGAGGAGATCATCGACGCGATCAACGCTTTGACTGTGCCGACACCAGCGGGGGCGTCGGGTACGCCAGTGAACGCGCCGCAGTTCTCTGCCATCAAGCAGAGGCTCTCACAGATTCTCAGCGAGACGGTGAATGTGGTCTGATGGCGCTTTTGTTGCCAGTGCTGACGAGCCAACTTGTCACGGCGATGCAGCAACCGTCAGACCAGGGCGCGGCGAAGGCACAGGAGTGGGCTCGAGCGTACACGATTTATGCTTCCACGGCGCAGGCAGGAGCTTTGTTCCCGGTGTTTGTGGGGGTCGAGGTTCAGGCTCTTGCTGGGCACCTTACGAGGGTCATGACGAACCCCAATGGAACAGCGGTGCAGTTTGCAAGAGCTTTCGCGAGTGGCATCGAGGCGTTCTGGCTTTTGCCTCCGGTGGTCTTCACAGTGGGTGGTGTGGGGGCGGTGAGTTTGTTTCCTGGGAAGGGTGCCCTGGTGGGGCAGTTGACATCGGTGTTTTCGAGTTTCACTGACCAGACGGCTGCGAAGGCGGCAGAGGTCGCTTCAGCACTCGACATTGCGACGCGGACGGTCATTGTGGCTTTCGTTCCTCCCCCCGGTTCCACGGCGCCATTGGCGTGATGTAGGATGGTGTGAGATGGCGATCATCGGCATAAAGCACCCATTTCAAAAGGGGTCGAGTTCATTCCCGGCGCAGTCGTTTGATGACGACGTGATCCGTGACAACATCATCCGCACCCTTTCAACACCACGTAGATCGCGTGTGATGAGGCCGGGGCAGGGTTCTGATGTTTGGACGATGGTTTTCGAGAACCGTGGTCCACTACTTCGAGCTCGCATCAATGCGGAGACGAGGCGGGCGCTCGGGGTGGGCGAGCCACGGATCACTGTGGTTCAGGTGGTGGTGAGTGCGAAGACAGCCGCGACGGGCCAGGAAATCGTCTACGTCGAGGTGATGTATCGCGTCAACTCCAATGTGACCAAGGTGGCGGTTCCCTTTGTGATTCCGGGGACAGGGTAGGGTAGGACATGACCGAACCGATTCAACTTGAAAGCCCGCAAGCACTCATCAATCGGGCGAGGTTCGCCTCCAAGGACTTCTTCACGTTTGTCGACGACCTCCTTGCGAGGATTCAGGTCAATTTTGTCACGGCGTTCAACGACTTCATTTCGAGCGACGTCGGGCTCATGCTCATTGATATCGTTTCGTGGGCCTCAGAGTCGCTCTCGTTCTACATTGATCGTCAGGCTGCGGAGTCGTACCTTGACACGGCGCGGACCCGAAGGGCGGTCAATCGCATAGCTCGCCAGCTTGGCTACAAGATGGTGCCAGCGGTGGCAGCGTCGGTTGACCTCGAGATCAACCTCACTCGGGTGTGGGCTTTCGATGTCGTCATCCCTGTCGGCTTCCAATTCCAGGGGCCGAACGATCTCATTTTTGAATCTGTCGAGTCGATCACCTTCCCTGCTGGAGAGGGTCCGACAAGCTCCTCGCGAACTATCTCTTGCGCTGAGGGTGTCACCGTCATCGAGAACTTCCGCTCTGACGGCTCGCGCAACCAGCGCTTTGCTCTCTCTCCAGGGTCAGGGAAGTTCGTTGCTCAAAGCACCGTTGGTCTCACCGTGGCGGCCGCTCCGTGGGTCGAGTCGGAGTTCATTTCCTACGACCAAACCGATCAGTACGAGGTCGACTTCAATCACGAACCACCTCTTCTTCGATTCGGCGATGGGGTGGCGGGAAACATTCCAGTCGTGGGCTCTGACATCTTGGTCGAGTACGTTGCGACCACGGGGCAAGGTGGTCTCGTTACGAGTGAAACCATCGACGACGTGGTCTCGCCGCTAGTCGTCATGTTCCAGACGATCCCGCTCACCATCATCAACCCAGACCCCTCGAGCGCTGGTGCCAATCGTGAAGAGCTCACGGAGACCAAGCGGCGCGTGCCCTTCTTCTTCAAGGCTCGAGGCGTGGCTGTGACGCAGGAGGACTACATCGGTCTCTCGCAGGCGTACAGCGACCCCACAGCGGGCACAGTGGCAGTGGCGCAGGCGTTTGTGGCTCTTGGTGCCGAAGACGACCTCACCCTTGCGACGCTCCTCGATAACATTCGAGCGATCACTGTGTTGCTCTCGACGAACGTCATTGCCGAGACGGCTTCAATCGAGGCTAGTAGGCAGGTCATCTTCAACGCTCGAGACGATGCGGAGAGCGAGAACAACAGTGTGGGCACGGGGCTCGCTTCTATCGCGACGGCTTCAGCGGGGGCGCGGACGGGGGTTGAGGGTTCCAAGACTGAGATCGTCACACTCGAGGGTGAAGCTGCGGCACTCTCTGCGTTCATTGCGACGCTCTCCTTGGCGTCACCATCGCAACTCGATACCAGTGAGCGAGCGTCCATCAACATTCTTATCTCGTCCATCCAGGGCAAGGCGGGTGCGGCGAAGACTGACGCTGACGTTGCCCTCGGTGAGATCACCACAATCGACAATGAGCAGGCTGCGGCATTGGTCGACCAGGCGGCTATTGCTTCCGACCTCACAACCATGGTGACACCGCTGGCTCAGATCGCCTTGGACGTTGCCGACATCGACGCTTTGATGGTCACTGGATTCGTGGCGGGGATTGAGACTGAGCTCCAAGCCATCTACGACCACATCGACGGCTTCCTCTCGAGCTCGTGTCAGGCGAATCTCGTGCAGGTGCCGATTGCCACCAAAGATGTCGACGGGTTCCTCGTAGCTCCGAGCAATGCCTTGGTGCAGTCGCTCAATTCCTACTTGAATGCACGCAAAGAGGTGACGCAGATCGTCGAGGTCATTTCTGGAGGACCATTCCTTGTCGCTGCCGAAATCGTAGGCACCGTGGGCGTGCTCGAGGGTTATGTGCAGGCGACGGTGCTCTCACAGGTGAGGGCGGCTGTTGACGACCTTCTACGTGACCGAGTCTTTGGTGAGAGCTTGCGTCTCTCGGATATCTACACGTCCATCGCTCCCGATCCGCTGAAGGGCACTGGCGGTGTCGTGGGGGTCAAGTACGCGGTCTTTGAGATCACGGGGCCGGCGGCGAAGGTCGATTCTGATGGAAACCTCATCATTCTCGGGAGCGAGGTCATCACGAAGGGGACTGTGGCGATCTCAGGGGAGACGGCATCATGAAATGGTCTCATTGGTTTCTCTACGTGGTTTGCTTGCCTTGGAACCTCATCATCGCATGGCCCGCAGTGCTCCTCATCCGTTTGTTTTGGGGGAAGGGGCTCAGATGGGAGAAACCGCCGGCCTACGATTACGACAAGGGTGGTGGTGGCGGGTGGTGCCTGTCGTGTCAGATGAAGGATGGTAGCTTCCCGGTGGTGCCTGGGACCTTCCCCAAGGGGTGGTATTTTCGCAAGAAAGACAACAGACCATGGGGTGGAACAGCGCTGGGGCACGGCGTTTTCTACGGTCCAAACGGGCGCAACGACGAGAATTGGGGACGGTGCCAAGCTCACGAGCACATCCACGTTGAGCAATTCGAGGTGGCGATGCTCCATTCTTTCATTGTGGGTTTGGTGGCTGGTATCGTGCTTCTGGCTTTTGGGCACATTGTGGCAGCACTCTGGTCCTTTTTTGGTATCTGGTTCACGGGTTCTCTTCTCAAGAGCTCGGCAGCGTGGCTCACAGCGGCTCTCAGGGGCGAAGAACCCTACTGGGGTTCGACGCATGAGGAAAGTGCTCGAGCTCAAGACGACGGCCTGAAAGAGCAGCGATAGGGAGACGGAAGATGTCGCAACAGACCCCACGGATGCAGGCTCCCTACCCTTCAAGAGAAACAGATCCCTGGTATGACGATTTCGTCGACTACGTCAACAGCGCTGACGCCTCGGGCTACGCGGCTCGAGAAGACAGGCACCTCATTCTCATGGACGGCGGAACCGTCGCGTGGGACCTCGCCACTGAGACGCTCTCGTGGACTGAGGACATTCTCGTGCTCTCAGGCATCGTGGGGCGCTCTTGGATCGTCAATGCTGGGTCTATCGTGCTCTCGGCTGCCAATGGCGTCATTTTCTATTCTGAGATCAATCGAGCTCCAGGCGAGAACACGGCGATTGCGGCTCTCGCGGCGAACACACTCACAGCGGTGGCTGGCAACAACGCCCTCGCCATCGCAGTGCGCCACGACGACATCATCTACTTCCGCACTGGGATCAGCCTGGCAGATGGTGACTCTTCTGAAGGTGTCGCACCTCCACCAAGCGGGGCTGCGCTAGAGATCGACAACGATGGCACTCCTGTAGACACAGAGACCGTCAAGATCGACTTCACTGGTACTGGGGTCACGGCTTCTCAGACTGCTGTCGGGGAAGTCGAGGTGAGCATCCCGTCAGTCTTCGAGGCCGATGCCGTAAATAACGAGATCCAGCCCATTACGACGGAGATTGGTAGGAGCTTCATTGTCGGCTCTCAGGCCATGGATGAATCCGGGGTGGCGAACGATTCTCGGATGTTCTTCGACAAGGCCACAGGAGCGTTCAGGGCTGGCACTGTCACTGGCGCGGAGTGGGATGCCGCGAGTCGTGGAGCAAATTCGTCGGCCTTCGGAGACAGGACCACTGCGTCTGGTGCTGCGTCACATGCCGAGGGCAGAGACACGCTGGCGAGTGGAGATTACTCCCACGCTGAAGGTCAAGATACGGCAGCTAGCGATAATTGTGATCATGCTGAGGGGCGTTCTTCGGCGGCGAGCGGTGGATACTCACACGCCGAGGGCTACTCGACTCAGGCGACTGGGGCTTACTCCCACGCGGAGGGCATGGATAATGTCGCTGCCGCAAGTGCCTCTCACGTTGAAGGCGATACAAATAGCATTCATGCCGATGCTCAGTTTTCTCATGCTGAGGGGTACTACAACAGTATCGGGGGCTATGGGTGGGCCGCTCATGTTGAGGGTTACTATGGCTTAGCGGTCGACGTTTGCGATCATGTCGAAGGTTGCTTCTGCGAAGCTAATTGCGGGAACGGCGGGTACGATTGGTACTACGGCGGCGGTGCCCATGCTGAGGGGCATAGCACAACGGCGCAAGGGTATGGAGCGCACTCAGAGGGGTACAGCACTTTCGCCGATGATGACGGGGCGCACGCTGAAGGGCGCTATACTACAGCAAGTGGAAGGGGGTCACACGCCGAGGGCTACGTCACCTTAGCTGATGGCGACTATTCTCACGCTGAGGGTGATGGAGCTACAGCAAGTGGAAGGGGGTCACACGCCGAGGGCGAGGATACATTAGCTGAAGAGGATTATTCCCACGCCGAAGGCATCGACTCTCGCGCACACGTCATTGGCTCACATGCGGCAAGCGGCGGTGTCATTTCACAGGCATTGGATGCTCAATACCTCCGGGCGAACCTGACGAGGCTGATCGACGATACGCTGTCGTGGGAGCCCTTGACCATAGGTGGTGGAACTCCTGACATCGGGACCGATGGTGACGCGAACATACTCCTGATGCCGACGAACCATTCGTGGGCAGCGGACATCACCGTGACTGCGAGGGATGCGAAAACCAGCGATGGTGGCGGAGAAACAGGGGATACAGCGACATTCTTTTTCAAGGTGGCAGCTAAGAACACACCAGCCGAGGATGCTTTAGCGACCAACATTCTCAGCATGGGCTCGAATCCGAATCACAATGAATATATCCAGATTCGCAATAAAGGGCTGTCTGTTCCTGGGTTGGAATCGTTTACATACAGATGGTACTCGACGCTCGCTTATCCAACCGCTGGTCGGGTACTTATTGATTCGTCGTCACTTTCAGGGACACTGGACAATCTTGTAGCGGCTGTCACTAAGGGGCCTGGAGCGGGGAAGGTCGGAAGTTTCACGCTGTCGGGCAGCACGATCACTCTTGTCGCCTCTGAGGGAACTTTCGATCCTTCAATGAACGGCAAGACGATCAATATTTACTACGCGCCATCCACCGGGAACAATGGGGCGTACACCATGACCTACGTCGACTCGACGACGGTCACATATACAAACGCTGGTGGGGCGACCGAGGCAGGTGCGGCCAACACTGTGTGGAGTGTGCTGTATGGGGCTCTCACCCGCGAGTGGGACACGAGCACGCTATTCACCGCTGTCGCTGGGGTTGGCAACACGGTGGACTTCACCGCTGTCCCTCTGGGGACAGAGGGGAACTTGATCTACACCGCAGAGGGCATGGCTGCTGCACTCAACAAGTGGCTCAACACTTCAAGATATTTCGAGGGAGGCGGCGACATTGGGCTTGTCGGTGGGTCGTCACCGTGGCCGTGGGCGCAGTCTTTCAAGGATTCTGGTGCGTCGGCATGGGATTGCCGCGTTGTGCTTGGTTCATCTCATGGGAACGCATTTGATATCGAATGCTTGGGGGATAGTAGTAGGTACACGGTGTGGGAAGCAACTGTGCATCTCACTGAGGTTGGTACAGTCGCGTGGATACCGACAATTGCGTAGGAGATGGTTGGAATGGCGATGACAGAAGAGCAAGGTTCGGCAGTCCTGTCCCGTATTTCTGACGGGGAGAGTGTGAAATCCATATTGAGGAGCTTGACTGTTTCAAGGTCAGATTTTTCGACATGGCGGCGAGAGAACCTATTCGCATTTCGGGCTGCAATGAAGGCTGGAAAGCCTGCCAAGTCTTCGCTCACAAGGAGTCAGAAGTTGAAGAAACTTCGGATGAATAAGGCCAGGGCTCAGGAGCGGTTGAGTGGGATCGATATGAAGATCGCTGAAGTCGAAGCAGAGGACGAATAATGCGGAAACTTTGCTTTCTCTGTGGAACTCCCAGGAGTGGCTCGACATTGCTTGCGAACTTGCTGGCGCAGAATCAAGAGGTCTACGCCACAGCCACAAGCGGTCTGCTTGATACGCTACGGGCTGTCAGAGACGTGTGCGATCAGAACACTTTCTATAAAGCCATGGCTTCGGAGGAGCGGAAGGAGACAAAGCTCTCGCTTTTGCGCGGGGTGACCAACGGATATTTCGCACACCAAGAGGGCAAGGTGTGCTTCGACAAGAGTCGGGGGTGGCCTACATCTTTCGAGTTGGCGTCCTGGGTGCTTGGAGGTCGTGAGAGAGTCAAGGCCATTGTGTGCGTCCGTGACACTCGTGACGTGCTTGCGTCCTTCGAGAAACTCTACAGGGCCACCGCAGAGGTATCAGCGACGACGCAGGAGCGGGCTGCTTTCGTCGAGCATCGGACTGCCGAGGGGCGAGCGAAATTCATCCTTCGGCCTGATGAGCCTTTTGGCTACGCCATGGACGTCGTCCGAGATGCTGTGACGCGGGGGTGGCGCGATAACATGCTGTTTGTTGAGTATGACGCGCTTTGTCGAGACCCGAACGGTACGGTGAAGAGCATCTACAGTTTCATCGGCGAGAAGCCATTCGAGCACGATCCGACACACGTCGATCAAGTGACTGTGGAGAATGATGAGGTGTTTGGCTTCGTCGGGCTTCATGACATCCGGCCAGAGATCAAGCCCCAAGAACCGCAGTGGCCTCTGGTTTACGACGGAGCGATGACGGGGACTGAGTTCTGGTCTCGTGTGACAGAGGGTGCTCGCTATTGGGAGCACATGAGGTAGGAGGAAACTCGTGACTGAGCAAGTTGTAGGGGCAAGCTCCCCACCCGCGAACCCCCGACTCAACGATTCCTACTTTGATGATGGGACGAACACTGGGACTGGAAACCCTGGATGGCGCTTCTGGAATGGCTCGGCGTGGGCTGACAGTGGTGGTGGGGGGAGTTCCTCTGATCGGCATACTGCTACGATCATTGTCGGGAACAGTCTCGATGGTGACAGTTTGGTGAACTGCCACTACCTGGACGTCGGCAATGGTGTGCAACTTCAGCTTGCCTTGAATGTGGGAGCGGATGTGTACATTCGCCCCGGAACCTACAATCTGCAATCAGGGGCTCAGGTTCCATTGACGGTTGCCGCTGGGGTGCGTGTGCGGGGTGCGGGGCACAAGAAGACGATCATTAGCACAGCGGTCTCCGGGGGTGGCGCCGACGATCAAAGGGCATTCAACCTCACCAATGCCGACGTCACATTGGAGGATATTGGGGTCTATTGCCCAATCCCTACTGGGGCTTTCATTGGAGCCGCTGGGGCTGTTGTGCATGTGGCCGCTGCGGGGTGTACCGTTCAGCGGGTAGTGGTGAGTTTCGAGAGTGGTTGGGTGGGAATATACAGCGCCGCTTATCCCAAGATAAACGCTGCCTTTGGGGCGTATTCTGTAACGGACGTGCGCTTTATAGATTGCAGATCGATCCTCACCCCACAGGTGGGACGGTTGGGCGGGGCTCTGTTTTACGGGTGTTTCCTCAGTGGCGTTTCGAGACTGGCTACCATTCGAGGGATGTACATCGAGAATGCGGATAGGGGGCTGTACGCCACCGCTTCTCAATTCTCGGTACACCAGCTTGAACTGAACGGGTTCCATTCTAGGGCGGCAGAGCTACTCGCGGCCTCACGCGGGGAGATTGTTGGGGGGCGGTTCTATCCTTCGAGTTACGCCCTCACTGCTCGACGTGGAGTGGACGTCTCGGCGTCGGATGACTGTGTACTGGATGATCTGTACATAGCGGGACGGGCGGCGTCGGATGCCGCCATCGTGCTGATCAACTCTGATCGTGCTGTCGTCAAGGGGTGTCGAGGGGACGGCAACTGGGACAGCGGTAGCGGCACCTATGGCGAGTTTTTGCATCTGGATGCGTCTTGCGTGGATTGCATCGTGATCGCCAATCAATCGAATGGTGATGGGTACACCGATCTGGGCACCAATACCGATCTGGCTCACAATCACTAGGGGCGATGATGAACCCGAAGGTTTCGATAATTTTGCAATGTGGCGGCGAGGATTATCTCAGCCGGATGGAAGTCTGTCTTCGGGCTCTTGACCTTCAGGATTACCAGGGTGAGACGGAGCGCATCTTGACCTATGTGGTCGGGTTGGACGATCCAATCCCAGAGGAGCGTCTGAAGGCTCTCAACGTGGACACGCTCCTCATTCGACGTCATGTCTTGGCGGCGTACCCGACTGCTTGGGCAAAGAACGTGGGGATTCGGCAATCGACGGGAGAGGTGATCCTGAATCTTGACGGGGACGTCTTGCTACGACGCGACATGCTGCGGCGATTGGTGCTCTCAGCGCAGGACGGCAATCTGGCGTGGTGCAAGGTGCGTGCTCTGGATGCCCCGATGGACGACTACGACCTCACTGACGATATGTTTCGACGAGCTATGCAGCAATCGCACATGACCCACTGGCCTTGTGCGTTTGTGTCGGCGGTTCCGCGTGAGGCTGTGTTTGCCATCCGTGGGTGGGATGAGAGGTACATTGGGTATGGGAGTGAGGATCAGGACTACCACGACCGGCTGATTCGCCACGGGCTCCGTGAGCAGGTCTTCGAGGCCCATGGTCCCGTAGCGAATGTGATTCACCAGTGGCACGAGCGCACCCGTCTCGATGACGAGGATGCTATGCGGGTCCGCAACCGGCTCATCTTGGAGAGGAGCACCGCAGATGACGTG